CTCGGTGATAAGCGAGGACTTTGACGATGTGATTCACCACACGCCGCTGACGACGGGCGAGTTCTGCATCGGGACCGACATGCGCGGCCGGGTGGTCACGCTGTATCGCGAGTTCCAGAAGACGGTAGAGGATCTGATCGGCGAGTTCGGGCGGGAGAACTGTTCGACGACGGTGCGCAACCTCTACGATCGCGGAAGCCTCGACGCTTGGGTCACCGTGATCCACACTATAGAACCGCGGTCGGCGCGAGATCCAAACATGAAGGACTCGCGCAATATGGCGTGGCGTTCGTGCTATTTCGAATTGAACGGGGACAAGGAAAAGTATCTGCGTGAGTCGGGATTCAAACGGTTCCCCGTGATCGCGCCGCGGTGGGCCGTGACGGGTGGCGATATCTACGGGCACAGTCCCGGGATGGAATGCTTGGGCGACGTGAAGCAATTGCAGCATGAGCAATTGCGCAAGGCCGAAGGCATCGACTACCAGACAAAGCCCCCGCTGCAAGTGCCGACCTCGTTGAAGAATCGGGAGATCGATTCTCTCCCCGGCGGCGTGACGTTCTACGACGCCAACGCACAGACGCAGGGCATCCGGACGATGTTCGATGTCACTCTGAACCTCGAGCATCTACTCGCGGATATTCAGGATGTTCGCGAGCGGGTACGCGGTGCGTTCTATGCCGACCTATTCATGATGCTGGCGAACCAGACCGACACGCGCATGACGGCAACGGAGGTCGCAGAGAGGCACGAGGAGAAGCTCCTCATGTTGGGGCCTGTGATCGAGCGATTGCACGACGAAGCGCTCGAGCCACTGGTTGAAAGCACGTTCTACCGGGCGCTCGAGGCGGGGCTCGTTCCACCCCCGCCGGCGGAAATGCAGAACGAGAACCTCAACGTCGAGTTCATTTCGATGCTCGCCCAGGCGCAGCGGGCGGTGGCGACCAACAGCGTCGACCGCTTTGTCGGCAACCTGGGCGCCGTCGCACAGTACAAACCGGACGTGCTCGACAAGTTCGATTCGGACAAGTGGGCCGACATGTACTCGGAAATGTTGGGCGTCGACCCGGAGTTGATCGTGCCGTCCGACAAGGTGGCGATCGTGCGAGAGCAACGGGCGAAGCAAGCCGCCGCAATGCAGTCCGCAGAGACGGCGAAGACCGCGGCCGATGCGGTCAACAAGCTGGCCGGGGCGCAGACCACGGAACCGAGTGCGCTCTCCAACGTCATCAATATGTTTTCCGGTTACAACTCTTAGGAGGGCGCCATGCCCAACAAGCTATTCGCATCGCAGCGCTACACCGCGGCCACGGACTACCCCGCCGAGTACCAGGGCCGCCCCGTCACTCCGAACGATTCGGCCGATCTGCCCGACGGCCCCTGCGTCGCGCTGCGCATCACCGGCTCGGGGAACATCAACGTAGACCTCGGAGGTGGTGCCACGGCCGTGCTGACCAACGTGGTGGCGGGCCAGACGCTGCGCCTGCAAGTGTTCCGAGTGCGGGCGACCAGCACCACGGGAAGCTGCGCGGCGTTGTATCCGGCCGGCACGCTGTAGGAGCGCGGCCATGGCCCTCGTCAGTCTGAAGCGCGAGCCCGACGACTACCCCTCGGCGTACTTCGAGAATCACTTCGGCTACTGCACCGAGATCAGTCTCGACGGCGAGCAGTGCGAGAAGCTGGGCATCACCAAGCCCATGCGCGTCGGGCAGCCGGTGAGCATCCGGGCCATGGGCGTGGTGGTGCACTCGGGCGAGTGCCTCAAGGCGGACGAGGACTCGGGCAACAAGGAGGTCACGGTCCGCATTCAGTTGACCGAGATCGATGTCACGCCCAACGGCTCGGCGAGCCCTGCGAAGGCCGCCGCGATGCTGTACGGCGAGGAGGACTAGACCATGGGCGTGCAGGTAGAACTGCTGCAGGCGAACAAGTCGATCACGCCGCAGGGTGGCGTGCTCGACGCGGCGAAAACCGCGGAGCAGACCCTGGGACCGGGCGAGCGCAACAGCGGCAACCCGTCGAACAACTACGCGGCCACGAAGCACGAGACGAACACCAACGTCCTCGCAAGCGCTGCAACCGCGCAGAACATCGGCGGCTCGGGCACCACGCCGGTGTTCCTGATGGGCATCCAAATCCGAACGGCCCTCACCGGTACGCTGACCATCACGGGCTTCACCAACCCCGACGGCACGGCCGCCTCGTGGGTGCTGCCGATCGGTAGCGTGGGCATGGTGCTGCCCCCGGGCAACGCCCGCCGCATGGAAAGCGGCTGCACCATGACGCTATCGGTGGCGGCCGACGGGCCCTTCGTGCTGGTGGACTGGAGGCCGATCGGGTGATTACGACACGCGACGCATACCTCGCGCTCGCCGTCACGGGGCAGGCCGTCACCAGCGCGAACTCGCTACCGGCGGGGCCGTTCACGCTCGCTTCGTGGGTGCAGTTGCGCGATGCCAGCGCGGCGAACCGTGCGTTCTTCGGGGGCTCGGTGGCCGGCGGCCCGGCGTTGCGCTACAACTCGGGCGGCCGCGTGATCGTGTTCTACGTCGACGGCGGCTCGACCATCGTGGCCACTCAAGCACCGGGCCTCGAGCCGTTCCGCTGGTATCACGTCGCGGCCACGTGGGATGGGACCACCGCGCGCATCTACATCGACGGCTCCCTCGCCGCCTCGGCGGCCTACGCCACGCCCTTCACCTCGGTCCCTGTGCGGATCGGGTCGGACAGCGCGGGCAACGTGTTCTCCGGCCGGATCGACGATTCGGTGGTGTGGGCCCGTGCGCTCACCGCGGACGAGATCGATGCCGTGTGGCGACTGGGACCGGTGGCGTACCCGAGCAACGCGTTCCTCGACTATCGATACGACGACGTCTCCGCTACGGCCATCGCCGATCTTAGCGGCACCGCAAACACGGGCACGCTGTCGGCCACCCCGGGGTGGTCGTCCGGGACGTACACGCAACCCAAGTTCCTCGACCGGGACATGGGGATGGCGTGCACCTTCAACGGGACGAACCAATCCATCGGCCTGCCGGCGTCGGTGACCACGGCACTCGGCGGCGCCTCGGGCGTGACGCTGCTCGCGTGGTGCCGCCCGGTAGGTGCAGTGCCGTCGAGCCGGCGGGTAATCAACCTGCTGTCCGACACCGGCAACGCGGGCGGGTTGATCCAGGTAACGCCCTCCGGCGGGAATCTGTTCTGGGAATCCTTCGGCCGCTCGCGCGGATCGGACGCTGTGGAGACGGTCACCACGAGCGGGCCCGAGGCGCCGCAGCCGGGTCGATGGACGCACGTCGGCCTCGTGCTGGACTTCGCCACGCCCCGATACGCGTTCGCGCGTGACGGTGTCGTCGTGGGCCGCGACACCACGCTCGCGTGGGGCAATACCTCATGGCTTGGCAGCACGCAAGGCGGATTCGTCGGCAGCGGCCCCGCCACGAACTACTGGCAGGGAGACCTCGACGAGGTGCTCATCTACCGGCGTGCCCTGAGCAACGCCGAGATCCGTCTCGGCTACCTCACGGGGCAATGGGACACGGCCGACCTGGTGCTGCGATTGGACTTTGACACGGGCCAGCTTGTCGACCGCTCGCCCTTTGCGCACACGCTCACGCTCACGAACATCAGCGACCTCGACCTCCGGCCGAGTTTCCTATGAAGCAATTCCGACCCCTTGCGGCTCGCAGTCCGATCAATGACTACATGATCGGCGCGTTCTACGTGCCCAACTGGCGCACCGGCGCGCTTGGCCTGTCGTTCGGGGGTTACACCTGGGAGCAGTTGAACGGCTACCCGCGCACGGTGCCGATGAAAGGCCGCTACCACCACGAGGGGCAAGTGCAACTCATGGAGGAGCAACTCGCGGAGATGATCCGGTTCGGCATCCGGTGGCTCGCCTTCGATTGGTATCACAACGAGACGACGGGCAACCCCGGGCAGGTGCTGCTAAACCACGCGCTCGACGCCTATCTCAAGTGCGATTCGCGACTGCGTGCGCAAGTGAAGTTCTGCATTAACTGGATCACGCACTCAGGCTTTACGCCCGCGACCGAAAACGAGTGGGCCGCGTGTTACCAGAACTGGGTGTCCGCGGGCTATCTCGGACACCCGGACTATCTGCGCATCGACGGGCGCCCGGTGATCTACGTGTTCGAGACCGATACGGTGCGGCAGAACGCGGCGGGCACGAGCACGCGGTTCCTCACTTTCGGCGGCTTCGATCGCACCATTACGCTGGTCAACCCGGCCACCGACGAAATCACAATCAGCGGCGTAGACGTTCCGAACACCGGGACGAGCGTGTCCTTCGTCGTGAACAGCGGAACGATCCCCACGGGCCTCACGGCGGGCATTCGATACTTTGCGATCAGGATCAGCAACAGCGTCTTGAAGCTCGCGACCACGCAAGCGAATGCGCTCGCCGGTACGGCCATCGACATCACCGACGCCGGCACCGGATCGTTCGTGATCCGCTACGGCCTGAACTGGTCGCCGATTCGAAGCCATGCCTACGTCTACAACACCATGCGGACCTACGTGCAGGGTCAAGGCCTGCCGAATCCGTACCTCGTGCTCGGCAACGGTTACCCCGTGCCGTTCTGGCGGGACGAGTATGTCGCGGCAACGGCAGACGCCTCGAGTGCGTACAACTATCACTCGAACTACGACCCCGCGACGAACCAGATGAACCTCCCGCAAGCGTGGAGCTACGCGGAGCTCGACAGCGATTACCGGGAAAACTGGTTGTGGAATTTCCAGAACAGCATTTGCGACTACATCCCGACCTTCGCAACCGGTTGGGACAATCGCGCGTGGGGTGGCGGATCTGATCCGAATCACGTTTGCATCGGAACCATCGGCGAGTTCGAGTCGCACCTTCGCTACATGAAAACCCTCATGGACCGATTCCCCGACAAGTGCCGGCGCATGGCCATCGGCTTCGCGTGGAACGAGCTCGGCGAAGGCGGGATCCTCGAGCCAAGCAACGGCTACGGGCGCGGAATGCTGCGCGCGATCCGGGATGTGTTCTACACCTAGCTCAAGGGTGCACCTACCTCGCGCACACCGTTGCAAACTCTGATTCGTGAACTACGACCCGACCGACATCCGCGCCCAGGAGCGCGACCGAATGCTCGCAGAGCAGCGGCGCAAGGCGCAGGAGAAGGTCGAGGCGGACGATGTTCGATGGTTGATGGGCACGAAGCGTGGGCGCCGGATTATCTGGCGACTGCTCGAGAGGGCCGGAGTGTTCCGGGTCTCGTTCCATACCAATTCGATGACGATGGCGTTCAACGAGGGGATGCGAAACGAAGGCCTTCGGCTGATGGCTCTCATAAACGCGGACTGCCCGGACCTTTACTTACAGATGGTGCGCGAATCGAATGAGCGACTCCCTAATGACCCCGGCCGCGACTCCCAATCCCAACGAGAGCGCGAGCCCGTCACCGACTGAATCAGCGGCCACTGGGGCCCCTGCGACAGTCACGCAGCAAGCGACCGACCCCGCACCGTCGAACGAGCCGAAGGCCGACACGACGGACGGAACGGCCGAGTCTGGCAACGACACGGCGAAACCCGCCGGTGCCCCTGAGAAGTACGAATTCAAAACCCCCGAAGGCGTCAACTTCGATGCCGCTGTCATCGAAGCGTTCTCGGCCACTGCGAAGGAATTGAATCTTTCGCAAGAGGCCGCGCAGAAGGTTCTCGACAACGTCGGCCCGATCATGGCGAAGCGACAAGCCGAGAGTCTTCAAGCCGCTCACGACGAGTGGGTCGGTTCTGCGCGGGCGGACAAGGAATACGGGGGCGACAAGTTCGATGCGAATCTGGCGATTGCAAAGAAGGCTCTCACCGCCTTCGGCACGCCGGAACTCACTTCCCTTTTGCGCGATAGCGGCCTCGGCTCACATCCCGAGGTGATTCGTTTCTTCTACCGCGCAGGGAAGCGGATCAGCGAAGACACCGTCGTTCCCGGATCCATCGGCGTTCCCGCAGGGAAGAAGGACGCGGCATCCGCCCTTTACCCGACTCAAACTCATTAAGGAACCTGAACAATGGCAACCCTTGCATCCGGCGCTCTGACTCTGGCCGATTGGGCCAAGCGTACCGACCCCGACGGCCGCGCGCCCATCGTGGCGGAACTGCTGTCGCAGTCGAATGAAATCCTCGAAGACGCGATCTTCCTCGAGGGTAACCTGCAAACCGGTCACCGCGTGGTGATCCGCACCGGTCTCCCTTCGGTGTACTGGCGTTCGATCAACCAGGGCGTTCCGTCCAGCAAGTCGACGACTGCTCAGGTCGACGAATCGGTCGGCATGCTCGAGGCGTATTCGCGCGTCGACCAGGATCTCGCAGAACTGAACGGCAACGTTGGTGCCTTCCGCCTGTCCGAAGACGTGGCCTTCCTGGAGTCGATGAACCAGACCCAGGCCGGGACGATGATCTACGGCAACCCGGCGACAGACCCCCGGCAGTACCTTGGCATGGGTCCGCGCTACGGCGTGATCTCCGGTGCGGGCAACGCGCAGAACATCCTCGACGCGGGCGGCACGTCCAGCAACAACACGTCTATCTGGCTGATCGGTTGGGGTGAGAATCAGGTCTTCTGCACCTTCCCGAAGGGCAGCAAGGCCGGTCTCACGCACACCGACAACGGCATCCTCACGGTCTACGATGCTTCCGGAAACCCCTACCAGGCCTACCAGACTCACTACCAGTGGAAGAACGGCCTTGTCGTGAAGGACTGGCGCTATGCCGTCCGGATCTGCAATATCAACACGGCCAACCTGATCGCGGAATCCGCAGCTGCGGACCTCATCAAGCTCATGTCCCGCGCACTGGACCGCATCCCGTCCTTCGCGAATTGCCGCCCCGCGTTCTACATGAACCGGACGGTCTATTCCATGCTGCGGATCCAGGCCCTCAACAAGTCGCAAAACGCCATCGGCATCGAAAAGGGCCTCAACCAATTCGGCACCCCGATGTCCTGGGCGGCGTTCGAGGGTGTGCCGATGCGGCGCGTCGATCAGATCCTCAACACCGAGGCCCGCGTGGTCTAACAGGAGAACGAACATGTACGTCGACAACAACCTGCTTCTTTCGGGTTCGATCTCCGGGTCCACGGTCACGCCTCAGACCGTCACCGGGACGAACACCTCGGTCCTGTCCACGAACACCGTGGACCTCCTGCAAGCCCGGGACATGGGCGAGGGGCAAGACCT